ATTCAGTCAAGTCTATAAACTTACAACTGTTCAAGAATCAAACGGTAAAGGTCAATGGACGGGATGGGCTATTAATCATGTTGGACAGGTATCAAATCAAAGTGCATTTAAATCTGCTGTTGATTTGTATGAAGCTTGTCGCAAAGGTGTATCTGTAAGTTACGAAGACGATATGCCAGTAGCAACAGAAAATCAACCAAGTACAAAATCTGAATCAACTCCTTTCTAATGATCGAAAAATTTATCGAAATCTTTCAAGGCTTAGATATTGCCTACGGGGAATATTATCTTGAAGGCGATAAAGATCAAAAGACAGGTAAAGAGAAGGGGCGCGCTGTAACTAAGCGTGCTCCTCTCACTCAAGAACTATTTCAAAGACATTTAAACGGTGAAATTAATTTAGGTGTTATACCTATTCGACAAGATAATACGTGCATTTGGGGATGCATAGACGTAGACAAATACGATTTAAACGTAAAGAATTTAATAGAAAACATTAGAAAAAAAAAATATCCACTTGTTCCTTACAGATCAAAGTCAGGTGGGGTACATTTATTTTTACACACAAAAGAACCAGTGCAAGCTTCTGATATGATCGACAAACTTAGTTTGTTGTCCACGGATCTTGGATTATCAAGCTGCGAAATATTTCCTAAGCAAAGACAGATTATGGTTCATAAGAATGATTTGGGTAACTGGTTAAATATTCCTTATCAAAAGGCTGCAAGAACAACTCGTTATGCATTATATGATAACGGAATTGGTATACCATTAATTGATTGGTACAGTTTTATTGATAAGTTTAGATTAACCAAAGAACAATTTTTTGCAATAAAAGTAGACGATAGTTTAATTGAAGAAAAAGATTTTGAACAGTACCCTCCGTGCTTACAAGCTGTAATAAGAAATGGATGCGAAGGTGGATTTAGAAATAATGCATTAACTGCTTTTGCAACTCTTGCAAAAAAGAAAAATCCAGATGGATGGCAAAAAGAAGTTTGGGATCGTAACGATCAATTTTATGAACAATTACCTGCACACGAAGTACAAGCTGTAATTAAAAGCTATGAGAAAAAAGATTATGGATACAAATGTACTGATAAACCTATGAAAGATCATTGTAATGCTGGTCTATGCAGAACATTATTATACGGTATTGATAGCTCAGCATATATGCCAAAGGTAGATTCCTTTCAAAGATTAAGAACAAATCCACCAATTTACTTTTTAACAATAGATAAAAAAACTATAGAATTAAATGGTAAGCAGTGTAATCAACAGCAACTCTTTGCTGAGGCATTATTTGATCAAGCTGATATGGTTTGGCAAAAACTAAAAGATAAAGAGTTTAGAGTATTTTTAAATCAATTGAAAACAATGCAGCAAGACATTGAGGGTTATGATGAAGATAAGGAAGCACAAGAAGAATTTGCAGATTTAATGATACAATTTACACAAGAGACACAACAAGCAGACAATGCATCACAAGTAGAAGCGGATATGTGGTTCTTACACGATAGTAATGTTGTGTTTAAGTATAAAACTTTTGAAAGATTCATACGAAAAAATAATAAAGCCATTAAAAAATTTGAAATCATCAATACACTCAAAAAGAATGGTTCAATCAAAAAAGAATATTATGATAAATTAAAAATTAAAAATATTTGGTATTGTAAAAAACCAGAAGAACCAATAATTGAAAGGTCAAATGTCTTATTCAAAAGAGAAAAAGCACCGTTTGAAGAACCGCACCATTAAAATATATGGTCCTCCGGGTACAGGAAAAACAACAACTCTTTTAGAAAGAGTGGAGAAATTAATAACAAGAGGTATTAAACCTAGGGACATGGCCTACTTATCCTTTACAAACAAGGCAGTTAATGAAGCAAGATATAGAGCATTTAAAAAGTTTGTGGGCTGCACCGATGATGATTTAAGAAACTTTAGAACAATACATAGTTTTTGTAGACAGAATTATAAACAAATTCCAGTTATTGATCCAGATATAGACATGGTAGAGTTTGCCCAAACTCTAGGTTTACCTAAAGTTAGATTCGAAAATTATAATGGTCATCTTGTTTGGAATGATTGGTCTTTACGAGTTTATGATAAAGCAAGGAATAGATTAATTCATCCAGATGATCAGTATAAAGAAGAAAAAATTAAAAGAGTTGTTTACGAAAAATTTAAATTAATTATCGAAGCTTACGATGAATATAAACAAGATCATAGAGTAGATTTTACTGATATGATTGAACATTACATTGAGAATGCTGCCGCGCCAAAATTAAAAGTTTTAATAGTAGATGAGGCTCAGGACTTAACTCCTTTGCAATGGAAACTGGTATATAAGTTAGCCAATAATTCAAGTAGAATTTATATTGCTGGAGATGATGATCAGGCAATCTATGAATGGAATGGAGCTGAAGTAGAATATTTTAATGAATTTCCTGGAAAAGATTTTATATTAAAAACATCTTACAGAATACCAAAAACAATACATGATTTTTCTCAATATATCGCAACATATATCAAAGGTAGAAAGAGAAAAGACTTTGTACCTAGAACAAATTTAGGTAACATTATTACATATCAAAGACTTAAAGATATTAATTTTAGTGCATCCGATAGTTGGATGATACTAGGTCGAACAAATGAAATTGTAGACGAACTTAAATTAGAGGCGAAAACCATAGGTTTATTTTTTCAAAGTGCAAAAGGATCAAAGTCTTTTGATATACACAAGTGGAGAGCAATTAAACTTTGGAATCAATTAATGCGTGGTAATAAAATTAATAAAGAACAGTGTCAGATTCTTTATACTTACATTAATGAAATAGCTTATGGTTGGAGAAGTTTAGACAGTAAAAAATGGATGGCTATAAACAATAATTTATTATTTGACTATAATTTTTTAGTAACAGAAGCTGGTCTTAGAGTTCCTAAAGATGATTGGACTAATGTATTTAATAGAAATTTTTCTGAACAAGATAAGTATTATTTTAACAAACTAATTGAGACAGATGTTAATCCTGACCTAGATTCTGAAATTGTAATAGACACCATTCATTCAATTAAAGGCGGAGAAGCCAATGACGTGGTAATTTACGAAAAATCCAATTGGCCTGCTCATTTGGAAAATAAAATTGGAAAAGATCGTTGCTCTGAATATAGAGTATGGTATGTAGGAGTTACAAGAGCTAAACAAAATTTACATATATTGAGAAGCAATCATCAATATACGTTTCCACTTTGTAGAATGTTAAATGAAATTAAAAGAAATATTTAATGTTAAAATTATTAGATTTATTTTCAGGAATTGGAGGATTTAGTTTAGGATTAGAGTCAACTGGTGGATTTGAAACAATTGCTTTTGTAGAAAAAAATGAATTTTGCCAAAAAGTTTTAAAAAAACATTGGCCAAATATAACAATAGAAGGAGATATACGAAATGTTAAAGGAGAAAAATATCAAGCAGACATCATTACCGGAGGATTCCCTTGCCAACCATTCAGTGTTGCAGGAAAAAGAAAAGGAACAGATGACGATCGATATCTCTGGGATGAAACTATTAGAATCGTTAGAGAATGTAAACCTCGATGGTTTATTGGAGAAAACGTTGAAGGCCTTATTAACATCAACAACGGCGTGGTGCTCAGACAGGTGCAGACTGATTTGGAAGAAGCGGGTTTCCAAGTCCAATGTATTGTTATTCCAGCTGCAAGCGTCGGTGCTTGGCACCAGAGAAAACGAATCTGGATTATGGCTTACTCCGACAGCAACGGACATTGGAACAAGATCAAAGGAAGCGATGGAAAGAAGAAAAAAATACAGGACGAGCATTGGAAGGATGACAGTACCACCAGGGAATTTAGCGGAACAAGTTCAGTATGGCAAACCAGTGGTAAACATGTATCCAACACCAACAGCATCGGACTCGGAGGGTGGAATAGCAAAAGATGTACAACTGAAGGATGGTCATTTCTTTCGAGAAAACAAGAAAGGAGTAAGATGGGGAGTAAAACTACGAGACGCGATGAATATGTTTCCAACTCCAAGGGCATCAACAGCGATGGGGGAAAATTTAGAAACAGTCAAAAAAAGATTGAAAACAAAAAAATCAAAAGGAAAATTAGAGGAAAAAATAGCAATGGACATGTTTCCAACTCCTACAGCAAGGGATTGGAAAGACACAGGTCAGAACACAAATTACAAAAGAATGGCAGAGAAAAGTATATTATCAGGAGTGGTAATGATGAAACAAAAGAAAGTTGGTGGAAGACTCAATCCAGAATTTGTAGAATTCCTGATGGGGTATCCGTTAGGATGGACAGAAATAGAAACGAAAGATTAAAGTCTTTGGGAAATTCCATCGTACCACAGATAGTAAGAGAATTAGGCTTTGCAATTTTAACAGCAGAAAGATCATGAAGAAAGAACTAATACGATTAAAAAAACGTTTGAAAATACTACAATTAATGTGTAAAAGATTACGAATCATTAGAGACAAATATCATAAAAAATTTAAACCAAAAATAACTTACATTTATGACAAATAAGACTTTTTTTAAACAGGTTGGTGGATCTCATTATAAAACAATGAAGATACAGCCATCTGTATTTATAAATGAAAATAACATTTTATTTGCTGAAGGTAATGCAATTAAATATATTTGTAGACATAAATTAAAAGGTAAGAAAGAAGATATACTTAAAGCAATACACTATTTAGAAATGGTTTTAGAAAGAGATTATTCAGAATGAGTCATCAAATAAATTTTATATTCAAAGAATCAGACTGGACTCCTCCAACACACTTTCCTGATTTAAAAAATGCAAAAGAAATAGCAATAGATTTAGAAACTAAAGACCCAAACATAAAAGAAAAAGGACCAGGTTGGCCTACTATGGACGGTAATATTGTA